AGCATATCTACCCCCATGTTATCAGAATATATCAACAGCTTCGCTAAATTGGGCGTGGGAGCGGCTTTCGAGCCGAAATTCGGAGATGGAAGGTTTACTATGGTAAACAGAACAAGAGCAGTAATGGGCCTAGGAGATATGAAATATTCGGTGGGATTAAAACTTGCGTCACATTTTCAATTCGTGGGCGCCAAGTTCGGGTTAACTAGACCGGTCCCAAGGTCTAATTTCTATGGCTACAACAAGAAATACATAGACGAAGACGGCGTCTATGACCCACTTAGGGCAATAGATGAATACTCACGTACTGTGCCAGGTATGCGACTTAACAAAGAAGATCTCAGGGCTCTTGCGTCTACCGATAATATAGTTGACAGTCAGGAGGCTTACATTTACAACATGTTGGTCTCATGGCTCAAAGCTCGGTTGTATGTAGACATGAAAGGTAAAGAAGGGAAATTTTCAATTGCCAAATCAGACTTTACTGATTCACATATAGGCTATTCTATGTATGGAGATTATGGCGATAGGGAGCATATTATAACACTTGGACCACCAGCGGGAGAAGACGACACACCATACAAAATGGAGTACAGGGATAGCGCTAATTTCTGGAGCAGACCGTATGTTATGAAGTATTCTAGCAACAGTGTGGAGCAAGTGTCATTTTATATGGCACACATCTTAGGATCATCTGGTACGAGTGGCCTATCTGCTGACATACCGATCGAGCCCCTATCGTTCGACGAGTTACTTTTGGACCCAATCGGAATGGCACCAAGTGGTGTAATCAAGTTATTCGGAGACTATTGGCAGAGGCCAAACGTCATATGGCTATGGATCATGGATTACGTGAGACTGAACAGAGTCGAACAAGAGTTTGCGTCTGCATTGGAGCTGATAGGCGCAGTCGCAACTCAGCCACTACCTTCGTATCACGAAAGTTATTTGTGGTCGAAAGCTATAACAGTAGTAAACTTATCGAGATTCTCACCAACCAGGGCAAGGGTGCCAACAAATTTAGGTGGTGAGCCAAACGTACATGATCTTAATGCAAGCACTTTCACCTTTGACGAGGGTAAAGCACCTTCTAATTTCATAACAGTGTCATCAATACTTAACTACGCGTTTTGGGTTGGTATATATGGCATGGTATCTAATTACTCGGAAGACTGCAAGTCATGGGACGACGTATTTGCATCATCGGACGCAGAGCTCGGGATCTTGAATACGATTGAAGCCCGTGCGGCAATGATAAGCCTTGTGACGGGAAAGGAGACCATGAGTTGTTTTACAACAAATTGCCATTTAACTTATGACCTTTCAGCTATGTACGGAGTTAAGAAGATGTCTGTGGATAAGGTATACGATGGCGAACATCCTGGGTACTTGTTATTTGACACAGTACCGGAATACGTATCGGGCTCACTACTACTGGGAGCAGTAAGTTCAGACTATCCCGTACTACAGCACCTGGCGCCGAAGCAATCTTTTAGAGTTGAGAAACACGGCTTAGTACAGGCCGACACAGCTGCCAAGATAGCGAATGCTTATAGGTTATTCGGCCATGAAGTACAGATAGAACACTTCAGGTCAGGAGAAATCTATCCGGTCTATGCAAATGCCGAAGATTCTGTTATTGCAGTATATGAACTATTCGCGAGGACCAGAACTTTCGATCTGATGAGGGTGTCATCATCATGTGCACGCGAAGGGAGGCATACTGACATACCGGATGCAGTACACCTTGATACCTACGGCGAATGCCATTTAGTGATTGATATGCCAGTGTTGGACGTCTGCGCATGGAAGCAGAGGCAGATCGTTCATAGACCAACTACGATGGTTGACTCGAGAAGAGTACCAACTACCTTCAGAGTGGGAGTACTTCTGGCTTTGAGAAGTCGCGATTCTCGGTGTTTAACAGAGGCGGAACGAGAGTGCAGGGTTTTCACGAGGCACAGACGGACTTAGCACCAGAGCACCCAGTGGTAAGAGGTACGGTTGCTACCACAGTCCAGATAGAACCATCGCTGGAAGTAGACCCTGCATTAGGTGTAGAGTAGAAAACTTGAAGCAAGGTTATCTACCTTACAACGAGAGCTCATATATATCTGCAAACGGCATTGATGAGCAGCTAGGCGAAATAGCAGGGCTGACCATCTCTTATGGAACACGGAACGGAATGTCATTACAATTCAGGATGAGACAGGGTTATGTGCCAATGTGCATCAAGGTGGCTAAAACAGGGACATCTGGAATAGAAGCAGTGCCTTTCGAAGATGCGACACACGTGCTCGTAGGAAGCGACTTAGCACCTGGATCGGAAGAGGAGGTTAACGTGGTAGTGCAAGGAGTCACTATGAGAGGGTTGAGGCTGCAGGGAACAGCATGTACCTACAGGTATGCGAAAGTCGATCAGTATATCATTACAAGGCAGAAAGGGATGATCGCTGTACTGACAAGACACTTCAGCGGGTTATACGACTCCATATTTCTTGATGAGCCACTGAATGAGTCAGCCATTTTTAGGGATAGGTACCCAGACCGAAAGATGAACAGACCGAGGACGGAACGGGAAATAGCTGACTTAACCAACACCAAGATAACAGCTCAGCACCACATACACTATACGGCATCAGAGATTGTAACGGCGATAGGCGGAAGCAAGGCCTTAAAATCCAATGCGACAAGACTACCGGCTGATACGACAATGACGATGTGTGCAGGAGTAATGTTGTGGTATGACCAACTGGACAGGCGGCTGCAAGCTCAAGTTGACCAGTCAGGCTTGTTTAAATGTGTTACAGTAGCAGAATTCAAAGCAGTAGCTAAATCGATATCGATTGAAGCTAAATCTCTACAGAACATTGTAGTAACTGACCTGCGAAGTGTATTCGAGATTGACACACTAGTGAACAGAGTTGATGGCGAAGTTGACTGGCAATCAGAGATGGAGCACAGGACACAACCTAACACAACCACACTGAGTTATGCACAGACTTACACAGCTGCTCGCAGGATATTCCTACAAGCGGCCTCTGTGGGTAGACAACCAATAGGTATGGAGTGGGATAAATATTGGGGGTCAAGGTGGCAGTGGTCTGCGGCAGGCAGCGTACACTCGCAACACGCCGTGGATGAGAAATATGTTGTGAGAACTGACAGAAACCTGAAGAACAAATTCATAGCAATAAGCAACATGCCAAGGGTGCCGGAAACATACTTCACACACAGACCACCGCAATTACACGCCTGGGCATCGGTAAAATACGAATGGGGAAAATTACGAGCGATATACGGAACAGATATCACAAGCTATATCATATCTAATTTCGCATTCTATAACTGTGAGAACGTACTGCCAAAGAGATTCCCAGTTGGTAAGGACGCAAATGATGCAAACGTGGTTAACAGGGTAGCCGGAGTACTCAAAAATAGACTGCCATATTGTCTAGACTTTGAAGATTTCAACAGTCAGCATAGCACATCATCTATGAAAGCGGTTATCGACGCATACGGAGACACATTCTCCGAAAAGTTCTCAGATGGCCAGCGAAGAGCCATCGAATGGACCTCGGCATCGCTAGATAATATGATCATCAATGATAATATGGGCCTTGGGAAGACATATAGATCAAAGGCGACCCTATTATCAGGGTGGAGACTGACAACCTTTGTTAATTCTGTATTAAATGCTGTGTATACAGATGAAATTTGTCGAGGGACAAAAGAGAAGGGGTCTAGTTTGCACAACGGAGATGACGTATTGATAGGAACCACGAGTCTAAAGACTGCACAGATGTCAATCAAGAGAGGGCGGGAGCTAAACATAAGAATACAGCCAAGCAAGTGTGCTTTCGGGGGCATTGCAGAATTCTTACGGATAGACCACGCACGGGGTAGCAAGGGACAGTACCTCACCAGGGCAATAGCAACTCTGATGCACTCAAGGATAGAATCGAAGATGTCTACAGATGCTAGAGACTTGGTAGAAGCCATGGAAAATAGGTTCTCTGACTGTATACACCGAGGTATGACACTTGACATGATTGCGAAGTTAAGGCACATTTACTATCAGAGGCAAGCAATAGTGTGTGGAATGACTACTGAAGACATGTATACCATTAAGATGACTCACAGAGTAGCTGGGGGGATCTCAGAGGCTATTGACGCTTCCATAGCATTGCAAGTCAAGGCCGGAGCTACCAGGAAAGGAGAAGTGGAAGTGCCTAACCTACAAGGAGTATATGACTACTCATTGGCAGTGGCGAGAGAACTGGAAATGGAGAGCAAACTGAACTATATAGTAGACCGGATGTATGCCGCAACTTATGAAGCTGTAGTACCCAAGAGCAAAGCCATGAAAGTGGTAGTGAATGAGGAACTGCAGTGGTGTTATAACGTTAAGGCAATTTACAAGGCATTTAGGGGTACTATACAGACAGCAGGGTTCGGGAAGGCGGCATTGGTCGGTATGGCATTAGATGTCATACAAAGATCTGAGAAGGACACAACCTTGAAAATGGCGTTATCAAGGTCTAAGGATCCAATAAAGTTGCTACGGTATCTAATATAAGGTGCCGTAGCCTGAGG